TATTCCTCTCAGTCACAAGACTTATTCTCAAAATGATCAAATAAATCGTTGACAACGTGCCTTGGTTGGGTTATACTAGTCTCGAAAGTTGAGAAAAGAGAGTTACACAAGATGGCATACGTATCACAAGACATGAAGAAGTCCCTCGCTCCTACGATCAAGAGCGTTCTCAAGAAGTACGGCATGAAAGGCACGATTGCAGTTGATAACCATTCAACGCTCGTTGTAAATATTTCTGAAGGTGTCATCGACTTTAATGTGAGTCGCGATTACATTCAAGTTAATCATTACTGGATCGACAAACATTTTGATGGTGTTGCTCGCGACTTCCTCAATGAACTCGCTGACGCAATGCGCGGTCCTGACTTCTATGATCACAGCGACTCAATGACCGACTACTTTGATCTGAGTCATTACATCGCGATCAACGTTGGTCGATTCTCCAAGCCGTACAAACTGGTTGCGTAAAGAAAAAGAGGAATATATTATGACAAACAAAATCAAGATGGATACATACAAAAAACTCGGTGACAAGTTTTATGATACTCTAAAAGACGTTTACTATACCACGAACAAGTCCACCAAGTATCGAGCTGAAGTCAATTCTGCTCTCAATATAGCGATCGGTAGAATGCTTTGGGACTTGCCCGAAGATGCCGCACAGGCAATCCTTGCAGACCTTGAGTTTCTCATCGGTCAAGCAATGAAGGATGAACTTAGGGGAGTGGACGAGTGATGAATTTATATGCAGTACGATATTGGGTGCCGTTTCCATCGTCGGAGTACGGTGGTCTTTATATTTTTGCAGCTCATAATACCGAAGAGGTTGTTGAGATGGCGAGAGACAATACGTCTGGGTATGATCTTAATCAATATGGAGAGAACATGTTTAAGAACATGGACATCACACCCATCGGCATCACGGATTTATTTGACACACCACAAGTCGTTGATGCGTTTGAGACATAAACAGATCAGAGTACGAGGTATTAGATAATGATATATGAAATAGTAGCAATCGTTTTCTTGGTTGCAGTTTTTGCTCTATTACTCATCGGTGGATGGGAATGATCATTGTAGACTTTAACGGAATCGCAATCTCATCGGTCGTCGTTCAGAAGATCGAGATCGAGGAGAATCTGATTCGACACTTTATTCTGAACTCTCTGCGATCTTACAATAAAAGATTTCGTAAAGAGTATGGTAAGATGGTCATTGCGTGTGACTCGTCGACATGGCGGAGAGAATATTTTCCGAACTATAAGTTCAAACGGCGTGAAGGTCGGTCAAAGGACGAGGTCGAGAAATCCAACTGGGACGAGATCTTTCGTATCATTAATCTTGTACGTGAAGAGATCGAAGAACACATGCCCTATCGAGTCGTGAAAGTTGATGGTGCTGAGGCTGATGATATCATTGGCACACTTACTCTTGAAACGCAAGAGTTTGGAAAACATGACAAAGTAATGATTATCTCTGCAGATAAGGACTTCGTTCAACTACAGAAATATAACAATGTCAAACAGTATTCGCCGATGCAGAATAAATTTGTTACGGATAGGAATCCGAACACATATCTCTTCGAACATATTCTCAAGGGAGACTCTGGCGATGGTGTGCCGAATGTTCTCTCGGGCGATGATGTCTTTGTCGAGGGCACTCGTCAGTCACCGGTCACTCGTAAGAAGATTGACTATTGGACTGACAATGTTCAGAATCTTGAGTCTGTAATGGATGCGACGACGTATCGCAATTATATGCGCAACAAGAAACTGATTGACCTTGAAGAGATTCCAACTGAACTATATCAAAAAATCATAAATACATATGAGAGTCAGGAGGACACACCAAACAATCGTGTTCTCAAGTATCTCATTTCAAAACGTTGTAAAAATTTAATTTCGGATATTGAGGATTTCTATTAAAATGGCTGTGAATAAGATTAAGAACATGGGTGTGCATGACATTCTAAAACGAGTAGACGAGGCAAAGAGTCGTAAAGAAAAGATCGAAGTGCTTCAGACTTACAATCATCGGGGACTGCGTGACGTACTTCAGGGCGCGTTCGATGACTCCATCGAGTTTAACCTACCGAAGGGAGATGCTCCGTATACTCCAGGCTCCGAACATACTTTTGGATCGACACTTTTAAAACAATCAAAACGATTTAAGTACTTCGTCAAGACACCTCAACGACCAAAAGCAAACGTAAAGATTGAAACTATCTTTATTCAGATGCTCGAGTCGCTTCATCCTGAAGAGGCGCAGATCGTCGTATGGATGAAGGACAAGAGTCTTGATGGAAAGTACAAGGGTCTGACCAAGAAACTTGTGACCGATGCGTTCCCTGGACTGATCCGCGATTAATAATGGTTTACATTCCAACTGAACTGTGATATAATAAGATGGTAGTCAGGATAGGGGTAGATACTAATAATGAATCGTGATATTTGGATTATTTCTGATACACATTTTGTCCATAAGAACATTCTTGGTTTTAAGGATAATGACGGTAACCCGATTCGACCAGGGTTTGACTCTGTTGATCATATGAATGAGTATATGATTGAACGATGGAACTCTGTAGTGAAGCCTGGTGACATCGTGTATCATCTCGGTGATGTCTTTATTGGTCCCAAGGATAAGTTTCTTCCATTGTTCAAACAGTTGAACGGATCAAAGAGACTCATTGTTGGTAACCATGATGATGCTAAATTCATGGCTAAGAAAGAACTGTTCACAAAGATTCTAATGTGGCGAATGTTTCGCGAATTTGGTTTGTTGTTCACTCACGTGCCAGTCCATGAATCCTCTCTGCGCAGAGGCCCTTCGGGACATGAGTACGATCCTGAGTACAATAAGAATATGATGCTGAATGTCCATGGTCATATTCACCAGAATGAATCACCACCTGGACCGTATCGGTGCGTATGTGTAGAGCATGTTGACTACACTCCAGTGAATATTGAAGATTTGAGGATTTGGTAATGATGGAATTATTTCTATATTTAATTATCTATTTTGCGACAGTCGTTTTTATTGTATACTGGACTAAGGGTGTAGTCTCATTAATAGCAGATCTCTTTAAGAAGAAATGGTGATAAGGATTAGATAATGATTGATGCAATCTTGGCATTTATGCTTGGATATGGAACAGTTATGACTGTGTGGTGGTTCATAGCGATGATTGCCATACATATAGAATGTTCTAAAAGTGAAAAATAAAGTAATGAGTATTTCCTACTCGACTAATATGATGGGTCCTATGAGCATGGACTGGTATCGCAATCGAGATCTTTTGAAACCCGTGAAGGAAACCCTGACCGAAAATAGTATATTAGTTCAACTGGGTAAAAAACAGGCAGGAGAAGAAATCGAGTACGACGAAATTACCACATACTACGCAGGTGGTCGTATTGACATCTATGGAGTACCTGGCGAACACTACCCTTTAGAATATGCAATACCTCCAATGCACGGAGAAGACTGGAATGACTTCTCGGGATGGCTAGAGGATTTTGAAACAGATGATCTTTGGGAATTAAAAGATCTTATTGAGGCCTACGAATCAGAATCGGGTAAGAAGATTCGATGGGCCGAAAATACTTGGAGTATATATCATGGAATTTAATCATCGACCGTTATATGATACAAATGTTATAACAAAGCACTATACCGAAAAGGACGGTGTTCCCGTCAAATACGTGTGCACATCGGCACTTGGACCCGAGGCACTCGCAATGGATATCTTTTATCGAGATACTCCTCACCCTGAGTTCGGTAATCGATACTTTGGTCTTTATCTCGGTCATAGTGGTCTGATGATCGCTAACGCCGATAAGATCGAGGATCATGAATTTACGTGTGGAGTATGTGAGGGTCAGTTGGTGTACTCACAACATCGGCATGATATGATCGCAGTTGACGGTGGTGACATTGATGGAGGTCGTGCTTACGATCGTATCAGCGGCAATCCAGAACTGTTTACATCACGTGTCAAGGATGGTATAATGATGGAAAAACGGAATGAGTGATAAACCACTCGACGAAAAGGAACGCGAACAGTTCGAGGTACTCAAAAAGATGTTTTTCCATACGATACCCGAACGTATGCCGGACACATACTTCATCTCTGGCGAAGGAGGCGACAAAGACGCATGTGGTTTGCCAGAATATATCTCAATCTGTCCCGCGTATGGTGTAGGATTTTCTGTATTCTATAAGAGAGTAGATAACGATGTTGTTTAGACCAGGTAATGAGATTCGAGTAGTGATAGAATACTGGTCAGTAGCTGAGGTATCCTGCTCAGGACTCGATGACGTGACTCGCCATCTTGTCGGTGTCGTCGATGGTCTCGGCCGAGTGTGTTCACCGATTCAAGAGTTTGACTACGATAAGATGGAAGCAACTACTCGATCGGGTAAGATCTATGAATTACACGGCAAACCCAGCACTGATATGGATGCAAAGTACGTCTTTGCTAACTGGTGTCGCCTGAATCAAGTTACCGACGTTATCGATGTGACTGAGGAATACTGGCCAAATGATGATCAATAATCTGTATAAAATGGTTTACAAACTATTCGATTTTTGATATAATGGAAACTATTATTTACAAACTTGAGCCGATATTATGAATATCTTTTTCTTACACCGTGATCCACGAGTTGCTGCTCAAATGCAGTGTGACAAACACGTCAACAAGATGACGATCGAGTCGGCACAGATGCTCTCGACGTGTCATCGTATGCTCGACGGTATCGAGTACTTTGATCAAAGTTCCAATGATCGAAAAATTCGGCGGTGGCGTCTTGAGGACGAACGTGAGTGGGTAATGTACAAGGCTGTGCACATGAATCATCCGTGTACTGTCTGGACACGAACAAACTCCGCCAACTATCTCTGGCACTACGAGCACTTCATCGCACTCTGCGACGAGTTCACTCATCGATACGGCAAGTTACACGCAACGGATGCACAACTACGCGAGCCGCTGTCGCATCTTCCAAACAACATTATGCATGTCGATAAGATGACTCGGCCACCTCTGGCGATCGACGAATCGTGTAAGAACGCCGGCGATCCAATCGATTGTTATCGAGTCTTCTATGAGTCAAAACAGAAAAGATTCACTATGAAATGGTCTAAGCGACCAGTGCCTGACTGGTTCCATTTCTATGACGAGGAGTATGTGTTATGAAAGTAAAGATTGGAAAGTGTCCACACTGGTTTAGTGTCAGACGTGTGGAAGACAAGTATCTCGAGTGGAGATTTAACAAACCCGCTTGGGATGTTGATGACAGAGAATACGAAACGATCGATCACTTTGTTGTTGGATGCCTTGATGTATGGCAGACGGTCCTACACTATACAGTGAATCGGATTCAGGGCTGGCGTAAACAAAAAGTTCAAGTCCACGTTGATCCATGGGACGTGTGGAATGCAGATAGCACTCTTGCATACGTAATCTTTCCTGTACTTGAACGATTGAAAGAAACCAAGCAGGGCGCGCCCTTTGTTGATAATAAGGATGTTCCTAAGAACCTTCGGGCCAAGAAAAAACAAATGAAAGAAACAGAAGAGACTGGTCGTGTGGATGACAACCATTTTGCTCGTTGGGAATATATTCTGGATGCCATGATTTGGAGTTTCCGAGAAATGGCAGAGGACAAACCCGGCGAAGAAGAGTTCTTTACTGGTGAGTCAGACATCAAGTGGACTCCAGTTGATGAGGATGGTAACGAGGTTTCGGAAGAGGATCGAAAGTATTATCGAATGGACAAAGGCCCAAACGACACGAGCAGAATAGATATGGAAGGTCTGAAAGCCTACGAGGAACGAATTGATTTTGGTCTGAGAATGTTCGGGAAATATTACCGCGGACTCTGGAATTAGGAAAAACTGATATGCCGATATATACATTTAGAAATAAAGAAACCGGTGAGGAGTTCGACGAGACCATGATGATCGCAGAACTCGATCCATATCTCGAATCGAATCCTCACCTCGAGCAAAGGATCACGACAAACAACATTGTCCATGAAAGAGGAACGAACCTAAAGGTAGACGATGGATTCCGAGAAACGATGTCAAAAATAAAGGAGACGTATAAAGTCAATAATATAAAGTCATATTGATCCTTATATTATGAGTGTGATGAGTATGTTAGTGATGGCAATCCATAACATCAATAACCATAAAGGAACTCTGAGTACTCATGCAACAGCAACCTCAGAAAAAGAAGAAGCTTACACCACACGACCTAGTATCAATTCAGCCACTGACACACCAGCAGGAGGAAGCTTTCCACGCCTTTCAAAACTACGATCTTATATCACTTCTTGGTTCCGCGGGTACGGGCAAAACCTTTCTTGCATCATGCCTCGCACTTCGATCAGTCGCAGAAAAGACACACAAGAAGATCTTGATTGTTCGTTCTGCGGTACCAACACGAGAAGTCGGATATCTTCCCGGTACACTCGAGGAGAAAGAACAGGTGTATGAACGTCCATACTATCCAATCTTTGATCAACTCCTTAACTACAAATCGAATAATTATATTACGATGAAGGATATTGGAGTGGTCGACTTTGAATCGACGTCATATATGAGAGGCGAAACTTTTGATGACACGATCGTGATTTTTGATGAGGTTCAGAATGCATCTTTTCAAGAGCTTGATACGGTAGTTACACGATGCGGCGAAAACACAAAGATGTTCTTTGTCGGTGATGGTAAACAAGCAGATCTTCGAAAGAATGGTTTAGAAGATTTCATGCGAGTACTCAGAGAAATGAAATCTCACACGTGTATAGAATTTGGTGTTCATGATGTCGTACGTTCAGGCATCGTGAAAGAATATCTCATTGCAAAGGAGAACATACTATGATGATGAACGAAAATGGTACGGTCACACTTGACAGTGTTGTGACTGAAGATAACAGCGATGACTACATCGTGATCGATATGAACGACGAAGGAGTACTAAAGTTCTCACTCGTCGATTATGAGATTCCTGCAGACTCAAATGTAGTAACCTTCACAGTGACGGAATAGATAGAAGAGTATTATTCACATGGCTAAGTTTAGAAGATACGATCCTCGTAATAAAAAGGCTGAACGTCAGCGTCATCGATCAAATGGTAGACAGTCAAATCACATGGAAGTGAAGTACTTTAAACAACAAAGAAATGTCGAAAATGACCGCATCAACCATGATGACCTTTACGATTATCTTGAGGATCATCCTTTAACATGACCTTTATTCATGAACCAGTTGACTTGGGTTATGAGGATCTGGTTACCAAAAACGTGGATGGTAAACGACTATATGTTACACCTGAAGGCAAAAACTATCCATCGGTAACCACGGTTCTTTCTGTTAATACTCATGATGCAATTATGGAGTGGCGAAATCGAGTAGGCGAGGAGGAGGCAAATCGTGTCTCCTCCTTTGCTGCTTCAAGAGGTACACGAGTCCATACGATGGTTGAACGATATCTTGATAATCGAGAGGATTATCTTGAGAAATCAAATCATCTTACGCGAAAAAACTTTGAGACAATGCGACCGGTACTCGATGAGAGGATATCAAAGATTGTCTTACAAGAGGTTCCTTTGTACTCCAAACATCTTGGTCTTGCTGGTCGTGTTGACTGTATTGGAGTCTTTGATGGTAAACTGTCGATAATTGATTTCAAGACATCATCAAAACCAAAGCAATGGAATTGGATACATAACTACTTTATGCAGGAGACGGCATATGCGATTGCATTCGAAGAACGAACCGGGATACCAGTCGCCAATCTTGTCACGATCATTGTGAATGATGTCGATGATCATCCGCAAGTATTTCAAGAAAATCGAGACAATTGGGTAAATCCATTGTTCGATACAATTGCACGATACAAGAGAGGATTGAAAATTGATAATGACTAAAAGTTGTCCTGTATGCGGATTTGGATATCTGACACCTCAAGTATCATCTAATTCTATTACACTTAATGGTAAAATCTATGAAATCCCTTGTCACTATTCGATCTGTAGCAATTGTGAGTGTGAAATCGCAGATGCAGATGATGTCAACATGAACGCAAGTTTGATGAAAGAACTTCGACAAAGTGTTGAGAATGAAATGGTTGATAAACTGAAAGATTCAAAATTATGAATGAAAAAATACAAGAAGAGAAGTTGTACCGTATCGTTTCGATGATTCCTACTGAGATTTATATCAGTGCAGATAGTACAGAAGAGGCTTATGAATCGATCGATTGGTTGTTTCGACAATATCCTGCTGTTGATGCACCCATCGCCAGTGAATCCGACACACGATCTCCGATGATGCCTCGCATCCTTACGATTGAATATGTATAAATAGTTGTACATACACACACATTTAAAGAATCAACTATGTACAGTTTTAAATCTTTTTGCGAACAGGTTCTAGAACTTGATGAGGCACTCGTCACGTTTGGAAAGAAAGCGTATCCCAAGTTTGGTCAGATCGTGATTCTAGCTGGTGGTGCAGGATCAGGTAAAGGATTTGTTCTCAGTAATCTTCTGGGTATCGAAGGCAATGTTCTTGACGTCGACGCACTCAAGGCACTCGCAATTGGATCTAACAAATTTGCTGCGAGAGTAAAAGACGAAACTGGTGTTGATCTCGCGAATCTGAATCTTCGCGAACCTGATAATGTGAAGACTCTTCATGATATTCTCGCAAATGTATATGGAATCACAAAGTCGAATCAGCAACGTGTATTCTCAAGTGCGTTGGCTGCCCCTGATGATCGTAAACCTAACCTGATCTTTGACGTCACTCTCAAGGACATCAAGAAACTGGATGACATCACGCGCAATGCTGTGAATCTTGGTTATGACAAAAAAAATATTCATGTCGTTTGGGTATTAAACGATATCGAAATGGCCAAACAACAGAATCTTGAAAGAGATCGTGTTGTTCCGGCAGACATTCTACTCTCTACGCACGAGGGTGTTGCACTGACCATGGCCAAACTGATGAACATGGGATCAAGTCTGACATCATATCTTGATGGAGACATGTACATCGTCTTTAACAAGAGAGGAGAAGACACCACGATGGTCAAGAGTCCATCGGGTGGTGCATATATTCTGTCCGCGAACTATCTTCAGATCAAGAAACAGGGCAAGAAGGTGATGGGCAAGAGTGAACTCTCTGACGAGATTCGCAATAAGATTCGAGACTACACACCAGAAATTCCCAACTGGGATTAAAAAAGTTTCAAAAAACGCTTGACATCACTGTCTTTCTGTACTATACTATCTCTGTTGATTGAGAAAAAAGTGAGACAGATATGCAAGACTTCATTGATTATGTTATTTCCTTCTATGGTGTTGGTGGTATCTACGACTTCGGTGCGACCGAAGAAGAGATCAAAAAGGCCATCGAGATTCGTATGGACAAGTATGAACTTCCGTTTGCCGGTGATTCCGTTGACCGTGAGATGGTGCGCGACATCATCGTTGAACAGGTTCGTGATTGGCCTGTCATCGATTTCGCTTGACATCGTCTGGCGAATCAAGTATACTATATTTGTTGATTGAGAAAAGAGTTACTAAATTATGCGTTATTTTTCTGCTGCCCTCATCGTTCTTGGATTTGCTATTGTCGGTGGTGCCGAGGCACACGCCGCATTTCCTATGTTCGTTACACAAATCATCGTTGGTACTCTTACCACTGCGTCTGGCGTAATGTTTGCAATTGATGTTGACAAGGAGAATGATGAATGAAGAGTCCTCAAGAAATCTCTGACTATCGGATGCAGTGGTATCCCGGCGTTTCTGTCTCGGTCAACTCTGGTCGGGAATCTAGTTGTGTAGAATGGTGTCGGTCACATCTGAATCAGTATGAATGGTTTCTGAGTAAGAACACTGATGTCATCGAACACACCTTTCGGTTTGAACATGCAGCCCATGCTCGGGCATTCAATGAAGTCTTCAACGGAGAATAACGAATGACACTAGATGAACTTGAACCACTAATTGCGACATGGGACAATGATCGAGGCATCTATGAACATTCAAACGCCACTGCGCAGTTATTGAAGGCGGTATCCGAGATGGGTGAACTCGCAGACGCAGAGGTTAAAGGTGATCTCGGTGTAGAAAATTCTTATGCAACTAATCCCGACAAGATTGATGCAGTCGGTGATATCATGGTGTGTCTAATCAACTATGCGCGAATGAGTGGATTCACCATCGATCGTGCACTTGAATCTGCATACAATGAAATCAAAGATCGTAAAGGATATATGGTACCGGGCGGTGCCTTTGTGAAAGAGGAATAATCATGACAGTAAAATTGCGTAGCGACGGTAACACCGGAGAAATTGAAATCAAAGGATTTGGTTCGGATGTTAGTTTTTCTGAATGGTATAACGGTGAGG